GTCGCCGCCGGGGGAGGACCAGGTCCTCCTTCGAGCGCGGGACCGGCAGCCAGCATCAGCGACCCGCGCCTAGGCGAAGCGATGGCGTCCGGCGTACGCGCAGGCACCGGCGCATCCATGGTCGCTAAGCAGAAGGAGGCCCTCTCCGCGCAAGCCACCGAGCTACGTACCAGATCGGAATCAAACACCGCGCAAGCAGGGAAGCTAGGCGCAGAAGCAGGAGAAGCACGCGCTCGAACCGCGGAGTCTCTGACACGACAAGCCCTCATCAGCCAACAGGCAATTCAAGCAGCGTACGGCGTCCAGGAACACAGCGCACGCGCCTCGCGGTCGAAGCACATCCAGGACATTTACAACTCGAACCTCGGGTACTACCTGACCATTGCCCAGGAGCTGCTCGGCAGCGCACCGCTCCAAAGCGCGGTAGGCACGGCCATGGGAACCGCCGCGATGCGGCGCATCAACCAGGAGACGGACGAATTCACCCAGAGCCAGGAGTCGTGGGGCGACAACTGGAGAGAGCGAACAACGGCCAAACACCGACGACGCAGGAGGAAGAAGAAGTGAGCGCAGACGAACCGACGACGCCCGAGCGATACAGCCGACGCAAGGTGATCGCCCGCGGCGCTGGAGAGAGCCGGGCGAAACAGTCTTTCAAGAAGGACTGCGACATCAACCTCATCGTGCAGCGCCACGGAAGCACCGGCATGTGGAGCCACCTGAACCCGATCCGACCGCGGTACGGAGACTTCTCCGCGACCGCGGACTACCAGGACGCCGTCGAACTCGTGCGGGCCGCCGAAGCCAGCTTCATGGCGTTGCCCGCCGAGATCCGCAAGGAGTGCGAGAACGACCCGGCCGTCTTCCTCGCAAGCCTCGCGGACGAGCAAGCGTTCCACCGCATGGTGGAACTCGGGCTCCCGGTCGAGGACACGTACGAGCCGCCCATCGACCGCACGCCCGTTCCGGAATCGCCGGAAGTGCCCGACACGCCTGAGGAATGAGCCTCTAGCGCGCGGGCACCGTGCTGAAGGTGTCACCTAGACCAGTTACGACAAGGTGCGTAACTGGTCTGAACCGGAGCCGAACGGGAGAAATCGAAGCCATGCGAAGCCGTCGCAAGATGCGTAAGGGTGCGTCCCGAAAGAACTTTCGCCGAGGGGCGAAGGTGCACCGAAAGAACCTGCGCGCGTCGCCGCAGCGTGGAGGCTGGCGGCTGTAGCTCAGCGCGCCAGAATGCCCTCAGGCCGCTTATCTGTGGCCGGAAGGTCGCGGGCGTCCCGTTCCCCTCGTTCGGGGCGTCCGCGGCCAACGAGGGGGGGCGCAGCGTCGAATGGCTTGCAACCGACCGCTACGCGCAAAGCGGACCGCCGTAGGCGGCCGAATCACATTCTGCGACGCGCACGTCGGCCAGGGCGCCGACCTCGAACTACGGCTCGCCTGCGGCCAATGCTGGGGATGCCGCCTCAAGAACCGCAGAGACTGGGCGATCCGCCTGAAGCACGAGAGCGAGATATCCGAACGATCCTCGTTCGTGACGCTCACCTACGACCAAGAGAACATCCCGTGGGACCACGGGTTGCGGAAGCGCGACCTACAGCTCTTCCTCAAGAGGCTCCGCAAGCACTTTCCGAACGGAGCCATCAGATACCTCGCGGCGGGGGAGTACGGGAGCAAGACGCTCCGACCCCACTACCACCTCATCATCTGCGGAGCCGACTTCGTCGACTCCAGCATTCAGGTGGGCGAGCGCAAAGGCCGAGCGATCTTCGTCTCGGCACTGCTCGCGGACACCTGGAGCAAGGGGAAGCACGAAGTCGAACCATGCGTGACCTTCGAAGCCGCGAGCTACGCCGCGAGCTACTGCACGAAGAAGCTGACAGGATACCAAGGAGACTTTGAACGACTCAGAGAAGTGGTCGGGGACTATGGAGAGGTAGTGACAACCTATGTCGAACCCGAATTCAGCCTAACAAGCTTGAAGCCCGGACTCGGCAAGCCTTGGTTCGACCAGTATTGGAAGGACGTATATCCCGACAACTTCGTCGTAATGAACAACAGAAAATTCTCGCCGCCGCGCTACTACGACGAACTGCTGGGAAGAGACAACCCGGAGCTGCTAGCAGAGATGAAACAACAGAGGAAAGACCAGATTCTCAAAAGAGAGGGGGACTACAGCGAGGAACGACTAACAACAAGAGAGAGGATTTTCGAACTACAGATGAAAGCCAACCTTGAGAGGGAAACGATATGAACACCGAAGTGAACCTGTACGCAGCCTACGACACCAAGGCCAAGCTCTTCCTGCCGATTTTCGGCAGCACCAACAACGACACCGCGGCGCGCGAATTCGTCGCCGCACTCATCAAGGAAGGAACGCCGGTCAGCGACCATCCGACCGACTACAACCTCTTCGGGCTCGGAACCTTCCACACCGTGTCGGGGAAGCTGGAACCCATGGAGGGGGGCGCGGTCTGCATCCTTACCGGCCTGGAGGCGATGGCGCTCGCACGGCCGAGGCCGGAACACGACAAGGCCCAGATGAGCCTCGTCGAGGACCCTGCGGCTGGGGAATCGCCGTCCCAGACCGGATGACCTAGGCTTCCAGCCATCGACAACGAGGGGTCGGCGCGCAGCGTCGGCCCCTTTCTCTTGGGGGCCTCGAATGGCACGCACTACCGCCAACCGGCGAATGAACGTATCAGGGCAGCACAGCTTCGCGAACATTCCGAACGTCCAGATGCCTCGGAGCACGTTCGACCGCAGCTGCGGAGTCAAGACCACGTTCGACGAGGCCTACCTCGTGCCCATCTTCCTCGACGAAGCACTGCCGGGCGACACCATGGCGATGAAGATGACGAGCTTCTGTCGCCTCGCGACGCCGCTCGTGCCCTTCATGGACAACCTCAAGCTGGACGTGTTCTTCTTCGCCGTGCCGAACCGCCTCATCTGGGAACACTGGCAGAACTTCATGGGCGAGGAGGAGGAGCCCGGCGTCATGCCGTCCTACCTCGTCCCGCAGATCCGCGCGAACGCATGGCCTGGAGGACCCAGCAGCTACGGACAGCCCATCGGAACACTCTGGGACTACTTCGGGCTCCCGGTCTACAGCGTCGAGCCGGACGACCCGACGCCCGGCCCGAGCGTGTGTGCCTTCTGGCACCGCGCTTACAACTTGATCTTCTCGGAATGGTTCCGGGACGAAAATTTGGTGGACCGACCCGCGCTCAACAAGGACGACGGGCCCGACACCATGGCGGACTACCCGCTCCTGAAGCGCGGGAAGCGCAAGGACTACATCACCGCTTCGCTCCCGTGGCCGCAGAAGGGTCCCGCAGTAGAGCTCCCGCTCGGCACCGACGCACCGCTCTACGGAACCGGCATCATCGCATCCTACGGAGACGGCCAACCGCGATTCGACGTGGAGAGCGGAGGCACCAACGCAGGCCTGGACTTCAACGGCTCTGCAGGACTCATCCTCAGCGGGCCCCCTTCGGGCAGCGCCAACGCCGACGTGACGTGGAACGATCCCAAGCTTCAGCTCGACTTCAGCGAAGGGTACGCCGACCTCTCCGGCGCCACGGCGGCCACGATCAACCAGCTCCGCGAAGCGTTCCAGATTCAGCGGATGTACGAACGCGACGCGAGGGGAGGAACTCGCTACGTCGAGATCCTCCGCAGCCACTTCCGAATCACAAATCACCCGGACGCCAGACTTCAGAGGCCCGAGTATCTGGGCGGCGGAACGCTCAACATCAGCCTGCAGCCCGTGCCGCAGACCTCGAGCAACAGCGCCGACGCCAACGTACAGGGCCAGCTCGCCGCATACGGAGTCGCCGCCGGGACCCACTGCCAGTGGAGCCATTCCTTCGTGGAACACTGCGTAGTGATGGGGCTCGTCAACGTCCGAGCGGACCTCAACTACCAGAACAACGTGCCACGCATGTTCTCCCGAGAGAGCCGATTCGACTTCTACTTTCCGGCGCTCGCACACCTCGGGGAACAAGCCGTACTGAACAAGGAGGTTTTCTGGGCGTGGGAGACCGCCCAGAAGGCATCCAATGACGACGTGTGGGGCTACCAGGAGCGATGGGCCGAGTACCGATACAAGCCGTCCCAGATCACCGGCCTGATGAGGAGCAACTACCACCTGCACTCCACCTCCATCGACTTCTGGCACCTCGCGCAAGACTTCGGAGACGTCGGCGCGAACCGCCCGACGCTCAACGACGAGTTCATTACCGAGGACCCGCCGGTCGAGCGCGTCATCGCAGTGCCGTCAGAACCCCACTTCCTCTATGACGGGTTCTTCGACTTCAAGTGCACGCGGCCCATGCCGACGTACAGCGTGCCCGGCCTGATCGACCACTTCTAGATGATCAGCGGAATGACAGCAGCCGGCGCCGCCGCCATCGCGGGATCGCTCGGCGGCTCGGCAATCTCTGGCGCCTTCAACGCCCGACAAGCCAAGCGGGCGCGCAGGCACCAAATCAAGATGTACAAGCACCGCTACCAGTGGGCGGTGGACGACATGCGGGAGGCGGGACTGAACCCGCTGGTCGCCGCCGGGGGAGGACCAGGTCCTCCTTCGAGCGCGGGACCGGCAGCCAGCATCAGCGACCCGCGCCTAGGCGAAGCGATGGCGTCCGGCGTACGC